ACTAAGATTGAACATGCGGCCATCTTTATGTGTAGTAGAGATTGTGATTGGCAACTATGGGAAGTGGGACCAGAGGAATTTAAACAATGGGAAGAAAAATGGGCAAACAGGGTAGCAGAGTTCTACAACTTGTCATAAATACTGTATCAGGAGCACGAGATGGCAGATACAAGAACTAGTAAAATTCAAGTAAGGCAGGGCAATTTTGCAGACTTGCCAGTATTAGATCCAGGCGAGATTGGATACGCTAAAGACCAAAGACGTTTGTTTATTGGCAACGACACTGTAAACATTGGTACAGGTAATGGTGTACTAACACAGTTCACAGTGCCTGTTACATTGAGCAAACCTAATATTATTACTGTATTTGCAGCTGGAACCGCTGTTGCCGCCGCAGATTATACACTGCAAGGCACAACACTCACATTTGCAAGTGCTCCAACTGGTGCAATTACTGTAAGTTTCAACAGTGAGATTGGCATTGTTACTGACTCTACATTACCAAGTGCAATTGAACTACCTGCCGCAGGATCAACAGCCGATACTGGATTCAGTGTAGACACAACATTGTACAATATTGTAGTTATGGACTACACATTAGAAAGCACAAGCGGTGTAAGAGTCGGACAGTTGCGTTTTGCTACTGATACTAGTGCGTCAACAAGTACAATAGATGATCAATTTACACAAACTGCTGCAGTTGGCATAGTGTTTAATGTTGACATTGCAACTGCAAATACTATGAAACTACAGTACACAGACAGCGACAATAAAATTTCTAAATTCAAATATACATATCAACTTTGGAACAGCAATTAATACACACAGCTTGGTTTGAGGCTCCTAGCACTCGGCTGAGCAAATGGCGAATATTTAGGCAAGCGTTAAACACAAACAACACATATGATGTCTGTGAAACGGTTGTTCAGTGGTGGAAGATGGCACCAATCAGCAGTTGGACTATCGATCCAGTTAACAGTAGCACATGGCCCACACCTTGGGAAATGTTGCACAGCGGAGATTTTTGTGACAACAGCCTAGCATTAGGTATGAGTTACACTATCTATTATGCAAATGAAACGATACCCAACGAACTGTTGTACATCGTTGACAGAAAAAAAAGTATACAAAGATTATGTGTGCATATTGACAATAAGTATCTGCTTAACTTCGAACATGGAGCGATAAGTAAATTACCAACCAAGGATATGGCAATAACTTATCAAAAGAAAATTGCAGATGTGATAAAACACAACACATAACCGATATTGACAGAACAATAAGTACAAGATAGACAAAGGAAAAACAACGATGAGCGAAATTCAAGTAATCAAACGAAGTGGTGGTAAAGATACATTAGATTTAGAAAAGTTACACAAAGTAGTGTTTCATGCATGCAGTGACATTAATGGCGTAAGCCCGAGTGAAGTAGAGATTAAAAGTAGTTTACAATTTTATAATGGTATCACCAGTAGTGAGATTCAAGAAACGCTTATCAAAAGTGCGGCTGATTTAATCAGCGAAGAAACACCAAACTATCAGTGGGTTGCAGGTCGTCTTATTGTGTATCACCTTCGCAAAATGGTTTACGGCGACTATGACCCATGGCCATTGCTAGACATTGTGAGACGCAATGTAGAAGAAGGATGGTATGATCCTGCACTATTAGAAGATTACACACAAGAAGAATGGAACGAATTAAACAACTTTGTAAAGCATGACAGAGATGAAAACTTTACATATGCCGCTATGGAACAATTCCGTGGCAAATATCTTGTACAAAATCGTGTAACAAATGAAATTAAAGAAACACCGCAAGTAGCATACATGTTAATTGCAGCAACATTATTTGCAGATTATCCAAAAGAAACACGTATGCGTTGGGTAAAGGAATATTATGATGCAGTTAGCAATTTTTATATCAGTTTGCCTACTCCTGTTATGGCAGGTGTTAGGACACCTCAGCGACAGTTCAGCAGTTGTGTACTCATTGAAAGTGATGACAGCTTGGATAGCATTAACGCTACTACTAGCAGCATTGTTAAGTATGTTAGCCAAAAGGCAGGCATTGGCATCGGAGCAGGAAGTATTAGAGCACTCGGTAGCCCAATCCGCAAAGGAGACGCTTACCATACAGGAGTTATTCCGTTCTATAAAATGTTCCAAAGCGCCACAAGAAGCTGTAGCCAAGGAGGTGTGCGCAACGGAGCCGCCACACTGTACTATCCAATTTGGCATTATGAAGTTGAAGATCTGCTAGTACTCAAAAACAACAAAGGTACAGAAGAGAATCGTGTACGTCAAATGGACTATGGTGTTCAATTCAACAAGTTGTTTTATGAAAGATTAATTAGTAACGGACAAATTACATTGTTCAGCCCAAGTGATGTTCCAGGTCTATACGAAGCATTTTTTGCAGATCAAGACAAGTTTAGAGAACTATACGAACGTGCAGAACGTAATACAAAACTACGCAAGAAAACTATTAGTGCAACTGAATTGTTTAGTCAATTTATGGAAGAGCGTAAAAACACAGGACGCATTTACTTACAGAATGTAGATAATGCAAATGAACACGGTTCATTTAAACCAGACCTAGCACCAATCAGACAAAGTAACCTATGTGCAGAGATCGATTTGCCTACAAAACCGTTAACTGATTTTAACGATGACGAAGGTGAGATTGCACTGTGTACACTGAGTGCTATTAATTGGGGTAACATCAAAAAACCAGAAGACTTTGCAAAGCCATGTGAGCTAGCAGTACGTGGACTTGATGCACTACTCAGCTATCAAAACTATCCAGTCAAAGCGGCAGAACGTGCTACAGCAGGCAGACGTCCACTGGGTGTAGGTATTATTAACCTTGCGTATTGGATGGCCAAGAATGGCATGACATACAGCAATCCAGACTTAGAAATGATTGATACATTTGCTGAGGCTTGGAGTTACTATCTAATCAAAGCAAGTGCAGACCTAGCAGTAGAGCAAGGTGCATGCTTGTGGAACAATGAAACAAAGTATAGTGATGGTATTACACCTAACCAAACATACAAAACAGATGTAGATGAACTAGTACCACACAAAGAGCGTATGCCTTGGAGAGAGCTAAGAGAACAACTCAAAGCTACAGGTATTCGTAACAGTACACTAATGGCTCTTATGCCTGCTGAAACATCAGCACAGATTTCAAATGCTACAAACGGTATTGAGCCACCACGTAGTTTGGTAAGTGTTAAACAAAGTAAACACGGCATACTAAAACAAGTTGTGCCTGGCATCCATCATCTTAAAAACAAGTATGAGCTGTTGTGGGATCAGCGTAGTCCAGAAGGCTATATGACTATTATGGCTATACTACAAAAGTATATTGACCAAGGTATCAGTGTAAACACAAGTTACAATCCTGTGTTCTATGAAGATGAAAAGATCAGCATGAGTGAAATGCTTAGACATTTAATGATCTTTTACAAATACGGCGGCAAGCAATTATACTATTTCAACACATATGATGGTCAAGGCGAAATAGATATTGACAAACTTAACGAACCTGCTAATATAGAGATCGATGATGAATATCAAATTGAAGATGAAGAAGCCTGCGACAGCTGCACAATTTAAGGAAATAATATGAGCGTATTAAATGAACAACAACGAAACAAGCATCTCGAAAGTTTGATGTTTTTAGACCCTAATGGCGGCGTCGACATCCAGCGTTACGATGCATTAAAATATAAACAGTTTGACAAATTAACAGACAAACAACTAGGATTCTTCTGGCGTCCGGAAGAAGTTGATGTACTAAAAGATAGTGCAGACTTTAAACAATTGACTGAACATGAGAAACACATCTTTACAAGTAATCTCAAAAGACAAATCTTGTTGGACAGTGTACAAGGTCGTGCGCCAGCTGATAGTTTTAATCCACTAGTAAGTTTACCTGAACTTGAAAACTGGGTAACAACGTGGACGTTTAATGAAACTATCCACAGTCGCAGTTACACACATATTATCCGTAACATCTACAGCAATCCAAGTATTGTGTTTGACGAAATGATGGACATTGCAGAGATTATGGATTGTGCAACTGATATTAGTAAGCACTATGACGACCTTATTGAAATGGGCATGTGGTATAATCTTCTCGGAGAAGGCACACACCAAATTGTTTCTAATCGTAAAGCACGTAATGTTGTAGTGGACAAATATGAACTTAAAAAACTAATCTGGAAAGCTATGATGAGTGTAAACATTCTAGAAGGCGTTCGCTTTTACGTGTCGTTCGCATGTAGCTGGGCATTTGCTGAACTTAAAAAGATGGAAGGCAATGCTAAGATTATTAAACTTATTTGTAGAGATGAGAATGTACACTTAGGTAGTACCCAAACGTTACTTAAACTGATGCCCAAAGATGATCCTGACTTTGCACGTATCCAAGAAGAAACTCAGGACGAAATGGTACAACTATTTGTGGATGCAGTGGATCAAGAAAAAGCATGGGCTGATTATTTGTTTAAAGACGGATCGATGATTGGGCTAAATGCACAATTGTTGCATGAATATGTAGAATGGACTGCTAACAAACGTATGATAGCGGCAGGACTACCTAGCCCGTACAAAGGCGGTAGTAATCCTCTGCCATGGACACAAAAGTGGATTGCAGGTGCAGAAGTACAAGTAGCACCACAAGAAACAGAAATTAGTAGTTATGTTATTGGCGGTACAAAACAGGATGTGAACGGAAGCACATTCCAAGGAATGAAACTTTGATAACACTTTACAGTAAACCACTGTGTCCTTATTGTGACATGGCAAAAACTTATCTGAAAAACAATAATATACAATACGAAGAAATACGAGTGGATACCAATACAGAAGCTAGAGAGTTTTTGATCAATGAAGGGCATAGAACTATGCCTCAAATATATCATAACGGAAAACTCTTAGTTTCTGGCGGAGGGCAAGCACTTGTTCGTATGGATCCAAATCAAGTTAAAAAACTCATAGGAGAAATTATAGATGTTGGTGATATCCAATTATAAAAAAGGTGATACAGTTAGTATCAAATTAAGCACAGGCGAGGAGTTAGTTGCACGTTTCGACAGTAGCGATGCAGATGCTATCAAAGTTGTAAAGCCTTGTGTAATTACACTTAACCCGCAAAACGGACAAGCTATGCTTATTCCGTGGCTTATGAGTATCGACACAGCAAGTAGTGATCCAGTACAGATTCACAAAACACATGTAATTGCTACAAACAAACCAAACAAAGGTTTGGGAGACGCATATATGCAAAGTACAACAGGCATTGCACCGGCTAGTTCACTGCAACTATAAATAGTTGTATGGCATCATTTGTACACAGACAGGGCGATACTAGAAGTTGCGGCGCAACTACAATAACACGAGTAACAGATGTTCGTGTAAACGGTAGACCCATAAGTGTGGACAACGATCCAAACACACATGGCGGCGGCAATTTAAAAGCAAGCGTAACAGTAGGACATGTCAGAGCAAACAGTATTCCTGTGATACTAAATGGTGATAGTGCAAGTGCTGATAATCTCTGTCCTATTCCAGGCGGCAATCATTGTTCACCTAGTGCAACAAGTGCAAGTCCTGATGTTAGAGCAGGCGGCTATAGTCCAGCGAGCGGTCCACAATGAGTTTTAAAGATTTTCCAAATGGTCTAAATGACCTTAATGAATACTTAGATGCACGGCATCATATCAGCGGTACAACTGGCAGTGGAACAGATTCACTCAAAGTTGTTGCTAGTGCTGAATATAGTTTTACACTCAGAGAACTTCTTTGCGGTATGCTCAGTGGTAATGGACTTAAATTACCAAACGTACAATTGTGTATGCATGCTAATATCAATGCATTGTTGGGTATTCCAGGATTGCAAAGCGAACTACACGATGCTCTGACAGAGCTAGTAGGCAGTGTTGAACAATTTATGGATCACACCAAATTGGACAGTGTACTAGGACGTCTAAATGGTGTACTAGCAGAAGCACAAAACGTTGCAAACTTGATCAACTTCTGTGCAACACCTGTAAATCCAATTGCTATTCCAAACATGCTAGAACGTGCTATGGGTAGTTTCCTTGGTGCTGGTAAAGACATCATTGACCAAATCGGCGGTATTGCTCCTGAGAATGTGTGTGCATGTATTGGCCCAAGTGGCTTTAATGCAAGTGTGTTTAATGGCGGAATACTTGGTACTATTGCAAATAACATCAACGACATTAATGCAGGAAATCTTGGACAAAGTGTTATTGACAGTATAAGAGCTGACATTTCTAATGTTACAGGCGGCATTACCAATCTTATAAACTTTGAAAACAACATCAACGGCAGTTATGCACAAGGCGGTAGTCAATTTGCAACACCAGACTCTGGATGTAATACACAAATTGGTGTTCTACACAATTCAAACACAGGCGGAGTTAGCGGTAATGCAAGACTTGTAAGTCAACTTAAAAGTTTATATGATAGATTGGGTGCATATCCTGTACAGTACAGTTTGGGGTCTGGCACAGGTACCACAGGTACAGGACATCAATATGATTCAAACGGTGACCGTATACTGCAAGGAGAAGTGATAGAGTATCCGAATATATTCCACTTGTTACTTGAAGATAGCTTACTTGAAATTATACAGCGTGATGATAATCCCAATCCTACAGTAGACAATCAAACACCTGTGTACGATTACTGTGGCAATATTATCGGATATACCAGCAACTTTGCACAAAGAGAAACAACATCAAGTGAAGGTTCAACTCCTACTGTGCCAAACAGTCCTGGATATAATGCAGGCGGACTTGTAACAGATTCTAGTAATATTGCTAGTAGCGGAGGTGCAGGCGATACAACTGTAATCAACAATTTTAACAACAGTGGAAACACACTGTTTGTTGTAGGCAGCGAAAGTGCAATGCTTAGTGTAAATGCCGCAACAAATGATATTGTAGTACGCAGTGATATCTTAACCATATTCACTAGAAAAGATACAAATCAGTTTAGTACAGGAACTATCAATGATTTTCAACAAGCCACAAGTACACTGTTTGACTTTCTTAATAATCTGAATGTAGAATCAGGAAACGGACTTGTTGTAAAAGATGCAGGCGTTAGTAGAGCTAGAAGTGTTGTTGGCGGCGCTGGTCAAATACAAGTTACAAATGGTGACGGCGCAGGTGGTGATATTCAAATTGACCTACAACCAAACACAAGATTTCCAGGCACTGCGGCTATTAAGATACCAGCTGGAAACACTAGTCAAAGACCTAATACTGAAGTAGGCGAAATACGTTATAACACTGACACACATGTTATCGAAGGTTACTTTGGTGATACAGGTACTTGGAAAGTAATTGGCCCTAATTCAATAAACTTTAGTATACAAACTGCACTTAATTTAGGTAGTGGACAACAAGTATTCAAACAACTTAACGGTACAGAACTACAGTTTAGAACAATTACATCAGCTGGAGGTATTGCACTTACCAGTAGTGGCACAGAAATACAAGTAACTGATACAATAACATCGAGTAATGTAGGCAGTGGTGGTCAAATATTTAAAACAAGAAATGCAAATAACTTTGCATTTAGAACACTCACTAGCACAGATAGTAGTGTTACAATTACACAAAATACAGACACAGTTGATCTAAGTGGAGATCCCGATGTACGCAAAAGTGATGCTGTACAGACAACAGACGGCACTGCGGTTGCTGTTAATTTTCATGGCGGCACTATTTCTCCAGCAAATGGAAAAACTTGGTTCTTTGACATACGTGCAATTGGTGTTGCTACAAGTGGAGAAAAACAAGCATTTAAGATTGAAGGTGTAGTAACAAATGTTGCTGGATCACAATCAATAGTTGGCACTAACAATAAAGTTGATTATGTACGTTCAGGAACAGCAGACCTAGCACAAACACCCTGGGATCCAATGGCAAGTTATAATTCAAGCGATGTAGTTGAATATGACTTGAACGTATACACAGCCAACAACAATATCACAGGAGGAGCTCTTAGCAGTAACTTACCTCCTGATCAAGATTCAACAAACTGGACACTGAGTTATTCAGGATGGAACGTTACGGCAGAAGTGGTTGGCGGCAGTTTCAGTATTAGAGTAAAAGGTACAGCAGGTAAAACTGTTGATTGGAAGCTAAGATTTACCAAAGTTGAAGTATAAATACTATGTCAAGAATTAATTTGTCTTTTTTGCATCTTTTTTCTTGACAATCAAGTCGTCTTGCCATAAACTCTTACTATAGTAAGAATGAATGGAAAGATGTCATGGCACATAATAGAACTAACATAGGCAAAGAGAGGCTAAAAAAATGAGGTCAAAAGACACTGGCAATGGAAGAAGAATACTCGCAAAAGTAGAAGTCCCACTAAGTGTAGAAGACATTGCGACTTATGCACTAAGATATTTGGATGAAGTGGGAGACGATGATCCAAAAGATACCATTATTAACAGCAATAAACGTGAAATATTTAACATGGCTAAGGGTGCTATTTTCCGTTGGGGAACAGAAGAACCTAAAGTATACATTGCAGAAAATATGAATGGGCATTTCCAACCAATTGAACAAATAGTAAGACACAAGTTTCCGGAGTGTGATTAATGGCGGATATAATCGACTTCAAAGTCGAACGTGCAAAACGCAAAAGCGGATTCAAAGATACTGCATTAATCAAAGATATCATACATGAAGGATATGATCCTTGCGATTATGTAGAGGTACAAAATTATTATGCTTGGAAAAACTTTCAAGGATTCATTAACACAGAAGTTGACATAGAACACAACTGGACTGATGAATCCTTAGACAAACTAATGCAAGATATTAAGATGTGGAACGATACAGAGAATACAACTGTCACTGTAGAATTTGATCCAAAAATTTTCGAATAAAGATGCAGAAAAAGGTTGACAGTAAGACGTCTTGACTGTAATATGTATATGTAAGTTAGACAAAGGAGTTACTTATGTTTGCAGTAGTAGATTTTGACCGTCAACAGTCATTCTTTTTCACCAGCTTTCAAGCAGCGTCAGATTTTATCACGCAGTACCCTGTGCAGGAAACTGTTGTTGTAGTTGACCTGTCAGAAGGTCATGCAGTATGTGAACAGTTATAAAAAGAGAGGACTTAGATATGCAAGTAGCAGTTATACACACAGCGTTCGAAGATACACCTAACACAGTGGCATTTGTTGATGTTCCTGACGGAACTGAAACCAATGATGCACTTGAGTATGCATATCGTTGGACTAACAACGTAATGGGTAGTTGGTCAATCAAAGAAGAAACGTTCTCAAACGGAGAACCAAACGGTGACTACAATCCTAATGTAACAGTAATGGCACCATTGCACGAAGGTGGAATGGGTCTCCGGTCAACATCAATGGGGGACCAAATGTTGATTGGCAATAAAAAATATAAGGTCGCAATGTGCGGCTTCGAGGCAGTATAATACGGGCGAATTTGGGAGGAACTAACCGGACACTTAGTCCAATTACTCTAAGAAAGGAACCTGAAATGAGTAAAACACTTTATAAAACTACAGCAATCGAAGCTGGAAAAATGGCACTTGGTGCCGCAAAAATAATTGCAATCAGTGCTACAGGTTTAGTAGCATGCATTGCATTTTGGATGTATGCAATTGGTTGGGAAGGTGATAGTGGCTTCTTTGCTGGCATGATTAGCTACTTGGTATTGGGCAGTATGTTCATTATGATTAGTGGCGCATATGATCGTGCCAAGCTAAAAGAAAAATATCCAGATATTGATTTTTCTTAAAAAAAGTTGTAAACCATTGAAGTGCAAGGATTCTTTCTTGCACTTTTTTCTTGACAATAAGACGTCTTGGTGTTATTGTATATGTATAAGTTAGATAAAACGGAGACAAACATGCAAGCAACTGATCATAATACTTACCAAGCGTATGTAGCACACAACAGAAAACTTGGTTACAGTGTTATTCCTGAAAGTTTGTACAATGCTCTTAAAGAGCAAGATGAAATGTACAACCGTTTTAAAACAGATATGATCGCAACTGTTGAGATGACAGATAATCTCAACGAAGATGGAAGCATCAACTGGAACTTTGTTGACAGTGACATGTATATGTGTTGGAGCGTTGTTCTTGATGGAGAGCAATACACTGCTTGGTTTGATGAAGCCGCTAATGAAATTGAAGGAGCAATGGTTTGATACGGATTTTTAATTCAGCTGTACCCGGCGAGCGTACTATAGATATTAGCGAAGTCAATGTTGTAACGCAAAAGATTGACTTTTATGGAAAACCTTATATACTGTTTGAGCATGAGGATTATCCACTTGGCGCATTACGTGCTGAGTATGATGGTTCTTATTGGCAGTGTGATTTAAACTAGGAGACCAAATATGGTACAAGAACTTCAAGATATCGAAACACTTGAAAATGCAATCATCAACCTAACAGAAGGTGCTAGTGATGAAAAGCGAATGGCAATACATTCGCTAGAACACATGATTGCAACAAAGAAAGCAATAGTAGAAGAGTTTGAAAAACAAGCTCCTGGCTATCAGTTTGAACTTGACATATAACACAGGGTGTACTATATTGTATACAAAGGAGCGTAATACAATGAGTACCTACGAAGTTGAAACTGTGTTTTATAATAATCATGGTGGCATCCAAACAAAAAATTACGACTTGTTCAGTGACAAAAGACAAGCAGTCAAACACATGAACAGTCAAATAAAACAAAAACAATACTTGATGCCACGTGGTAAAATCAAAGACGGTCGTGTTCAGCTGATTGATGAAAATGGTAAAATCAGAGAACAACTAAGTCTTGGTGAACTGTAAATAACATAACCAAAGAGGCAGAGTATGTTAAAATTTGTTACCTCCGCATTGAGTATGACATTGAACGGAGCAGTGGCCATTGGGCTAATTGCGTATTCGTATTCAGCAACAGCGGCAAAAAGTGAAACAGCAATTGTTCCACCTGAGATGATTGAAGCACTTGTTGCAAGTGTAATTGAAAATGAGCAAACGCCTACAATCTATCCTGATCTAATCGACAACCCACAAGCACATTGTTTGGCACTAAATGTGTATTACGAATCACGAAGCGATAATCTAGCAGGACAATACGCAGTTGCAGATGTTGTATTAAACAGAGTACGTGATGCAAGATACCCAAACACTATTTGTGATGTAGTATATCAAGGAAAGAAAAAACCCAGTTGGAAAGATCCTGAACGTATGGTGATGGTTCGAGATGCTTGTCAATTTAGTTGGTATTGTGACGGGAAACCAGACGTTCCAGGTGACGAAACAGGATGGGCTAATGCACAGTATGTAGCAGGTAGTATTCTATTTGCAAACAAGTATCGAGGCATTACTGAAGGTGCAACACACTATCATGCTAGCTATGTAAAGCCTTATTGGTCTACAGACAGTAGTATGAATCATATTGGTAGAATAGGAAGTCATATCTTTTATCGTTGGGACTAGCATAAATAAATGCATGTTAGTAAACGAAATCATAACGAAAACTATTAGCGAGGGTCCTAACGACCCTGCTATTTTTAAAGCAATATTCACTGCTGGAGGCCCTGGCAGTGGAAAAAGTTTTGTTGTAAAGAATAGCGGTTTCGAAAGCATGGGATTTAAAATCGTTAATAGCGACACAGCATTTGAAAAGATGCTAGCAAAGATGGGTATGAAAGCAGACCCAGATACTATCTACAGTCCACAAGGTCAGGACGTAAGAGATAAAGCTAAAAATATTACTAGAAAAAGACAGGAAATCTATACTGATACAGGTAGACTTGGATTAGTAATGGATGGCACTGGTAAAGACTACGAAAAAATCGTAATGATGAGTGAAAAACTCCGTCGGTTAGGTTACGAAACTGCAATGGTATTCGTCAACACTGACTTAGAAACTGCACAACAGCGTAATAAACTTAGAGATCGCACTTTGCCAGAAGATGTAGTGTCTAAGATGTGGAGTCAAGTACAAAATAATATTGGAAAGTTCCAAAGATATTTTAAAGAAGATATGTTTATTATTGACAACAGCGAAGGTTCTGATGTCCAACGTGATTTAACAAGTGCATTTAAACAGATAGGTGCATGGTCAAAAACTATTCCCAACAACAGAATAGCCCAACAATGGATGGCTGTCCAAGCAAAATCCGATAAATAGTATAAAGATAAAGGATTTTGCATATGTATACGTATCAATGCAACACAATAAGAGTGATAGACGGAAACACAGTTGATGCAATCATCGACTTGGGTTTTAATGTTACTATAAGACAAAGAATTAAATTATACGGCGTACATGTACATGATATCAGAAGTGCGGACGAAGCAGAAAAAAATAGTGCAATGTCAGCTAAAATAAAACTTACAGATTTGTTAGGTCAGCAATTTTTCTGTGAAACAATAATGAACAAAAGAGGCAAAGCCGGAAGAACAATGGGTAAAGTTTACACCATTGACTCCATAGGTGGCAAAGTCGACGTCAATGCTAGAATGATTGACGATGGGTATGCCAAAAAGTTTGGAGAGTAAATTATGATATTTGGAATATTAACAATGCTAATCGCACTGTGCATCAGTGCCGTTGCAATCTATTACAGTGTAGCTGGATTGGTTGCTATTTTTGCCGCCGCCGCAGTTCCAATTATTATTATGGGCGGAGTGTTAGAAGTTGGTAAACTTGTCACCGCAGTTTGGCTTCATCGCTTCTGGGATAGAGCTGCTTGGTGGATGAAATTTTATCTCAGTATCGCAGTTGTGGTTCTTATGTTTATTACTAGTATGGGTATATTTGGTTTCTTATCAAAAGCACACATCGAACAAACCACAGCAAGTATGGAGACTGTAGAACAAGTAGCAAGACTTGAAACAGAAATAGCTAGACAAGAAAGTATTATTGTTAGAGCTGAACAAAAAATTGCCAAAGCAGAAAGCAGTACAGGTAACCTCAATGAGGACATCCAAGCACAGATAGACAAAGAACAAACACGTATTGACAGTGCATACACAAGAATAGAACCTGCTATTGCAGAACAAAACACTATTATTCAAACACAACTTGATACTATGGACAGCAGAGTTGCTGTGTATGAAGACGAAATTACAGCGTTAGACAAAGAGCTACAACGTTTGAATAACTTGGTATCCGAATTGAGATCGGATCTTGCCAACACAACTGTTGCAAGTATTGAACAACAAGTACAACCTTACTTGGATCAGATTGCACAGTTAGATGCAGACTTGGATCGCATAAACACACAAGCAAATGAATACGAAGCACGTATTAGTGCAGTAGAAGCAGACAACAGCGCAGTAGAAAGTTTACAAAAACAAATTGCAAACATAGAACAATCAATTGTTGTTACTACAAATAAACTGCAAAGTACAGAACGTGCTAAGATACAAGAAGGACAGGCTGTTATAGGTGTTACCAGTGATGGACTATTTGGAGGCAATACCCGACGAGCATTAACAACTTGGGTAGAGGCACAACAGCAACGTATTTCAGATCTTCAAGCACAAGAAACACAATTGAGAACTCAAGCACAAAGTGTAGTTGAAACAGAGCGCACACGTTTAACAGACTTGGTCAAAGACTTGCGTGGCAATCAAACAACTGCAATACAAGATCGTAAGCAAGGGTTACTGGAAGCAATCGATACAGTACGTGCAGGTGCTATTGATGTCGCAAAACAAAGTAAAGAAAGTATACAAACAAAAATTGATGCAGTGTTAAACACAGATATTCCTGCTAATAGAAGTGCTAGACAAGTTGCCCAAGATCAAATTACAAAACTTAGACAAGCAGATGATCCCCGTATTAATGCCGCTAGAGATACTATAAAACAATTACGTGAAGGTGCTGATGCACAAATAGCCGCAAGTAATGATCTCATACAGCGTCTAAGAGACCGTATTAGAGTAGATGGCGGCGCAGATGTTGATGCTATTATAGATGATCAGCAACAACGTATTGTTAATGCAAATAATCTAATAGATAATATGACAGAAGAAAAATATGCAATTGAAGCAGAGTATCGTAAATTAGAAGCAGAAGTGGGGCCTATCAAGTACATTGCTGAATTCATATACGACGATGCAGACAAAGATATATTAGAACAAGCAGTACGCTGGGTTATTATTACAATCATATTTGTATTTGATCCACTAGCGGTTATGTTATTGATTGCCGCACAGTACACATTTGAATGGCGAAGGAATGAAAAAAATGCACATGATAATGAACCTACACCTCCAGAACCTACAAATGATAGACGAAATTCTGGGGACACAGTACAAGAAGACCTACAAAGAGATGATGTGGCAAATAATGAACGAGATGGAGAAGCCAGCAATGAATCTAATGTTTCACAACGGGAGACAGTGGAGGAAGCTCAAGGATCAAATGTTAACAGCAAAGAAGACGAATTGGCCGTTCTCTTAGATAAAGCAGAACCTGATGTACTCGAGCAAGTTGCCAAAGAACTTGAAAAAGAGGTTGACAATATCCCATACGACCCGTATACTGATAATAGAGACGATAGCGAACTTAGTGCGCAAGAGCTGAGTCAAAGACGTAATATAAAATTATATTCGTCAGACGGACGTTTAGCTGGTACTGGTAAAACTATTAAGAGCATAAAGATAAAAAAGGAATAATATAGCCCTATGAGGGAAAACCCTATATATACAGTAACACCGCCTGACATGTTATTACCCGACAATGGCCCTGTGATTACTGTGCTAAGTAGTAACACAGAATTTGTATTAGACTTAGAAGCTCTTTATGAAAACATATTTAAGACTGTACCTATTACATTGTACCATCCAGACGGTGCAATAGATGATGCTAACTGTGCATGGGTAATGAGTATGATGAGATTCAGTGATACTATCTATGTTGATTTAGATAATATTACAGAGCTGGGCTTGGTTTGTGCATTTATGGTTAAGAAAAAAGGAACTGTTTATTTCAGTGAAAAGAATAAACGCAAGAGCGTGGTGCGTTTGTTGAATACAATACCTGAAGTAAACGTATATGATAATATAGGAGAATACGCAGAAATGATGTTGAATACTCTTGAAGAACTTTAAGAAGAACAACACTGCTATAAAGCAGGTTAACGAATCAATCACATACAGACAATTGCGTGTGGTTGGTGAACAAGGACAATCAGGTGTTATGTATAAAAATGAAGCACTTGACTTGGCTAAAAGACAACAAGTAGATTTGGTAGTGATCAACGAAAAAAGTGATCCACCAATTGCAAAATTACTCGATGCTGGTAAATATTTCTACGAACAAAAACGTAAACAAAAAGAAGCCGCAAAAAAGCAACGAGAAAGTAAAATTGTAATCAAAGAGATGCAATTCAGATTAGGTATCGGTGATCACGACTTTGATACTAAACTTAAAAATATTATTAAGTTCTTAGACAAAGGTAACAAGGTAAAGTGTGTTATACGATTTAAAGGCAGAGAAAATGCCAATAAGCAACAAGGTTTTGGTATAATGGATCGTATTATACAATGTATCCAAGACTGTGATTGGGATGCCAAACCATCTATAAACGGTAATCGAATGATTGGCGTATTGACGAGGAAAGAATGAATAGAGACAGATATAAAGATAGAGACGAAGTAAACAAGCGAGGCTTGTATGTCGAAGTAAGAAACAACGATGTAAGTCGTGCAATACGCAAGCTCAAGAAGCTATGCAACAACGAAGGCATGGCAAAAGACATGCGTAAAAAAGACTTTTATGAAAAGCCCAGTGCAGTAAAGAAACGTGCCAAAGCACAAGCACGTAAGCGTTGGTTAAAAGAACAAGAAAAAAATAAAGAAAAATGGCAATAAAAGGTTGACATTGTGGTTAACCTATACTATATTAAGTGTATAACAAAGACGACGGTCTGAGTTAGATAGTGCAAGGAAGAGGGGTAGACAGGCCCCGAACTTGGCTAGTAGCTGTAGTGGCAGCGCATGAGCATGGAGACATGAAGATGCGACTTCGAACGTAACTGTACGATGCTAGGCTCCTGGGTATATGACAGCGAGACTGTAAACCTGGGTTGAGGGTATTCTCGAGTCCCTCCTATCCATATTAACATAGTGTTTTGATATACACACCAGAGTAGATGCACCTACTTTCCTGTGCATAGGACAAGAGCTCGAAAGGCAACAAGTGAGTGTGTATTTCAAAGTAACTGTGTTGTTACTTTAATCCGAACTGTAACAAGAAAGGAAACCCATTAGACAAGAACTATAGTGGGATAATTAGAAATACACAAACAGAGATGGGTTGCGCCGTAATACGCACGTTAGGGACTACGGTTAGTCCCTAGATAAATAAACATGTAGATGCCAATAGGGTCTACTAAATCAATCTTGCTTTAAAAGGAGATTACTATGCAAGCAAATTATATTAATGGACTTGTGGACCAAATCCACACACAAACAAAAACTTTCCTAAACACAATTGATCCAAGCGAGCAGTACACAAAACCTGTACGAGCTATGGCTGATGCAAACACAGCGTTTGCTAAAACTTGGGCCGATGCAACAGAAACAATGACCTCTGCTTACACAGCGGCATTGAAAGTATAAGGAGAGTGATGATGAATAGATTGACAACTTTAGATATTAACAAACTCACTCCTTATGCTGTAGGCTTTGACAGAGTATTTGACGACATGTTCAAATATGTACAACACAATGCCAATAGCACAGGGTATCCACCTTACAATATAGTAAGAGATGGAGACAAGTTTCAAATTGAAATCGCACTAGCAGGCATTGCCAAAGAAGATTTGGAAATTACTGTAGCAGAAGGTGTGCTTACAATTGAACACAATCCAGAAGGCGAAGTAGAGCCAGAAGGTTGGCAATGGATTCACAAAGGCATCAGTCAGCGTAAGTTCAAGCGTAATTTTACACTGAGTGATGACATTGTTGTAAATGGATCAAGAATGGAAAATGGTATGCTTTATGTTGAACTAGAGCGTATTGTTCCTGAAGAAAAGAAACCACGTACAATTAAAATTAAGTAAAATAAAGTGGGGGGAGAAATCCTCCCACGATTTACGGTAAATATTGATATGGATACACAACTCGAAGATAAAACCACAAACGAGTTAGACATTGCAAAACCCAAACAGTATCAAGTTATAGTTTACAATGATGATACAACACCAATGGAATTTGTAATAGAGCTACTTAAAAATATATTCATGCACACACAACAAAGTGCAGAAGGCATCACAATGGCTATACACAACGAAGGCAAGGGTGTAGCTGGTGTGTATTATTATGAAGTAGCAGAACAAAAAGTACATGAAAGCATTTTGGTTAGTAGACAAGCAGGTTATCCACTAACACTTGACATTGAAGAACTATAGAGGTAAATCATGAGAATTGAAGATGAAGTTAAATTGGACTACAGTGATGTGCTGATTCGTCCAAAGCGTAGCACCTTGGGCTCACGCAAAGAAGTACGAATGGAACGCAAGTTTCAATTTGCAAACTATGATCGTGATATAGCACAGCCTGAGTCTGATGAATATCATTATGAAGGTATTCCTATTATGGCAAGTAACATGGACGGTGTTGGCACATTTGAAATGGCTGATAGACTAGCTGAATTTAAAGTGTTCACTTGTTTAGTAAAAACATACAGTGTAAACGAATTAGTTAGCTACTTCGACTGCGAAGAAACATTCCGCAGAGATAATGTTGCTATGAGTATTGGCATCAAAGACGAAGACCAAACTAAGTTTAGATCAGTTTATGAACAAGTTGGTGAAAAGCTCAAGTATGTGTGCATCGATGTAGCAAATGGATACAGTCAACGTTTTATAGAATATGTAGCTGAATTTAGAATGCTGTATCCTAACATTGTAATCATTGCAGGTAATGTTGTTACCGCAGATCAAACACAGGAGTTAATACTAAATGGAGCTGATATTGTTAAAGTGGGCATTGGTCCCGGGTCTGTTTGCACTACTCGCATACAAACTGGTGTTGGATACCCGCAGTTATCGGCGGTCATCGAGTGCGCTGATGCAGCACATGGACTTGGGGGTCACATTATTGCTGACGGTGGGTGTACTTGCCCTGGAGATGTCGCTAAAGCCTTTGCTGGCGGAGCAGATTTTGTTATGCTTGGCGGCATGCTTGCTGGGCACGATGAAGGCGGTGGTGAAGTAATTACAAAATATTACGAAACAAATGAACGTAACTATGAAATGAGCCAAGGCACACTAGGCAGATTTGAGAAAGTTATAGAAACTAAAAAGTTTGTACAGTTCTACGGTATGAGCAGTAAGACTGCTAACGACAAACACTTTGAAGGTTTAAAAGATTATCGTAGCAGTGAAGGACGCACAGTGCTAGTACCATATCGTGGTCCAGTTGTAGTAACACTACAAGATGTTCTGGGAGGTGTGCGCAGTACACTTACATACGTTGGTGCAAACAAACTCAAGCAACTCAACAAGTGTACAACTTTTGTTAGAGTACACAATCAATTCAATCGAACATACGAAAGTACAACGACTGGAAATTAATAAATAGTTGTATGAGAGCATTTGAACTATTAGAATCTAGAGGTGTAACTGCAAGGGCGCCTGGAGAAACATACGTTAGCGATACTGATCCTAGCGACATTCTTACCATACAGGATATTACAGTACTACCTGCTGAAGGTGACTCATATGAAGATATGGATCAAATGATGCAGGCTGTAGACAGTGCTATTCCAGACACAAATACACGCATAGATGATAACAAACCCAATAGTGGAACCAAAGCTGCTATACTTGCTACAGTAAGTGATAAAGATGGCAAAGGTCAAACACATGTAAGATACATCAGAGCTATTCCACCTCAAGGTGTACACACTATGTGGAAAACACTTAATGGTTATAAGTTTAGTAAAGGTGCTGAACAAGAAAGTATCCCAATCAAACCAAGTGACTTGGTACCCGATGAAAACTATCGTAGTGCAACTGAACTAGCACAGCAAATTAAAACAGGTTCAAAAGACTTGGGAGAGCTGGGCGAAGTTATGGAAATGGCAGTTGATCAAGCACTAGCTGGAACAAATCAACCTATTCCAGGCGGCGACAAATATTATAATGTACTACAAAAATACGGCGGCGAGTATCTAGGGCCGATTGCACTTATGAGTAAACCCAATAGTGTTACTGGCGATACTGCTAAGATGATGCAACAGTTTGGTCTTAATAACTTTGCTGGTTCAAGAGTAATGTTTCCACAAGACACTGCAATGGAACTAATTGACAGTGTTATTATGACACAAGATGGACGCAGTATTCAAATCTCTAGTAAGATCAGTACAAGCGGCGGAGCAGCTAGTAGTTTAAGTGGTGTGTACAAACAAATGACTCCAGAGATCGAACAACGTTTTCCAGAAGGTGCAAAGATTATTGAATTACTAGCAACTGAAAGTAGTGTAAATGGTCCACTTAAAGTAGCACGTATGTTTAACATCATTGACGATAGTGATATTCAAGCAATGGCAAACTTGGACAAGCGTACACAAAACATTGGCGATTTACAAAGCGAACGCTTACAACAAATGACACAGCAACAAGGTGTTGCTAATGGTACACAAGAAAGACCAGACTATAGAGTATTTTGGCACACACTAACAGCCGTTATGAATGCAGTTATTCCTGTTGTAAATGCAAATGAAAACTTTAAAAATGCTATGTTGGAAGTACTCAACAACAATGAATATGTGCAATTGGTAACCAAAGCCGTTAAACAAGGAGACGCAGTAAGTATGCAATACTACACTAAGTTTCCAGCAGTTTTTAAAGGTGCGCCTCAATTGGTTAACAAGACTTATTTTGCAACTGGGCAAAAAGGTCGTATTGGCTTCAAACTAAAATAACTGCGCTATTTCAACGCAGCTAAGAATATTACAAAATCCCCATATCTTCTAACTTATGCTATAAATTTTTATAGGTATGCAGTAATTGCATAACGGCTTTTTGAAATCTGCTATAGCTTTTAGGTCAGAAATGCTGTACTATAATTATAAATAAATGCGTACAAACAAAGCGACCTCAGCTTTTCAAAAATGAGTGACACTTGGCAAAGACCAGTGACGCCGGAAATAGACCGGGGTATTGCTTCCCTCAAGCATCCAAACAATTAGGAGAAAAATAATGGCAAAGATGCTATACAGTAATCTTGTGAGTATGTTTGGGCGCAGATCAACGTTCGAACGAGAAATGCTTACATACGCAAAAACAGAATATGGCAATGATTGGCAGTACGCCTTTGAATACATGAAAACACACAACGGTCGTGGTCCGAGAGCAGGAGTATACAACTAATGACACAAGCAATTTTAACAGCATCAGGCGTGATACAAGACGCAATCACAGGATTTATGGATCTTATCAAAACATTAAGAAAAAAATCACAGATACGTGCTAGACAACGAGCAACATACAAAGAATTATCTAAATTAAGTGATGCAGATTTATCTGATATTGGCTTATGTCGCGGTGATATTTACAGCATCTCACGTGGTAACTTACAAGATGCAAGTGAAGAAATCAAAGCAAGAACAAACAACAATTTAAAAGGATGGGTATAATGACTGCGGCAACAATTAGAAATAATACATGGGGACTAACATGTAAAGTATGTAAAGTATTGCAAACAGCACTAGTAACGTTTGCAATGGGTGTATGGGCATTTGGCGAATCAGCAGGTAGAGCAAGAGCCGCTGAAGCACTTTGGAGAGAAGGTTACCACGAAGAAGCAAAACGTTTAATGTTGGAGAAACGATAATGTTTAAAAAATTTATCAAAGCAATGGAATACAGAAGTTATTGTATGGCAATTAGAGAACTAAGAAGCAGAGGCTACTATAAAAAAGCTGATGAGATTAGTGAGTTCAAACATAAGATGTATCCAACATATTAAAAGTGCTACGTTTTAGCGCATGTAAAAAAGTATATAGTGGGCTTGAATTTTGATTCTTGTCCACTATATAGTATAGCATGAAGGGAAATTTCAATGAGTGAAAAAACTAACTATTGCACTACAAAAGATCTTGGCAAAGCATTTGCTATAATTGCTTTCTTTATAGTAGGCATACCAGTATTAATGGTAGACAATGCCAAATACTGTAAACAAAGTATCTTACCTTGTTATCCTTGGGTGACGCCAGAATGACAGACGAAGAAGTAAGAGCAGCCGCACAAGTAGAAGCAGAGCGCACATTTGAAGCGTTCATGGTATGGACAAAAAGAGTAACATTATGGAGCATATTCTTTTTGTTGGTTGTCGTTGTTGGATGTAACAGCGGCGTAGAGGATGGACAATATCCTGGATATAATGGGGAACAATATAGTCCCTCTAATCTCAATGTAAAGGACAATAAATGAAACCAAACAAAAAATTTGAACTCGAGGTTAGAGATATAGAAATTATCGAACAAGCACTAAGAGCAAAAGCTGGCAGACGTGGTCTGGCAATTGCTTCTGGAGAAACATCAAAAAAACTTAGAGATGAAATGCACGAAATACAAGAGTTACTAGGAAGAATACACAATCAAAAAAATTGGTATTCTCCCAAAGGATTTACACCAGGCGGCTAGTCAGTGTGCTTACTGATGCGTTCAACATATCCTGGCATACTGTGATCGTAGATACTATCAAACCATTGGCGTTTACGAAACGCCGCACGATATCCTCTGAATCTATCTTTAAATCTTTGCCAAGCAGTAGCATTTCTAATATTGCCATATGTATTGATATAGTGTAATTCACCTACATGTCTATAGAACAAAAAGCTAGGCGGAACACGCGGCACAATATCGTTGTTATTCACAAATCTATAACATGTAAATTTGCTGTTGAACTCTTTAACCCAACTTCTAGTACCAACACGTGGCGATCCATAGTTATAGCATATTGTTCCCTCGGGCAATCTACTACAAGCAATAGTACTCATAGCACCACCTAAACTGTGACCACATGTGTACACTTGTGTAAACTTGCGCTTGGCTAACCATGCTTCAATTTGATCCCACAGTTCGTCTACTTCGCTTTTAAATCCTTTGTGTACTCTGCCTTCACCTAGTTCGTTGCGCACATGCAGTGCATTAAGATCCGCTTTGATATCGTTAAATTGTGTGGGTTCTGTACCTCTAAACGCCAACACTACATAATCATTTTTACTCATACCGTATGCTTGAGCACCATCTATATTAAAGAATCTTATGTTCTTATATCCCATAGCAGAGACAGCTTTTTTAAATGTTTTTTCTTCTTGGTATGCTAAGTTACTTAGATTTGCACATTCTAGTGCGTTCTCATAACTAAACTTATTTTTTAACGCCATTCTTGATCTCCTCGATAGCTTCTTTGTTGGCACTTATTTTTGAATCTTGTGCAAGGTCAATCATAGCCTGCAACTTTTGTGCTTTTTCCATATCTGAATCTAAGTGGAGATCTTTGTTAATAACTTTTTCAAGTTTTAATGTTGGGATGCGTTCATTGGGTACATAACGCCAAGTATATCCTTGTTCGCCGTACACTCCAAACACTGTTTCAGTAAGTCCAATTTTAACAATGACGCTGTCACTGCCATCTAATATGACTTTGTCGCCTTCATTGAAAGCTCTATTCATTTTGAACATCATACCTTTGGCAATTTTAGTTGCAAAGTCTTTGAACCATAATGTTATTACTAGTAACAATAATGCACTTATAAAAGGCATTAATAAATTGGTGATTTCCAAGCCTACACCTGAGGCACTCATTATTTCTGCGTCCATGTTTCTCTCCACTTGTATTTATTGACAATCGAGTTAAATACGTGTACAATATTGCAAAAGGAACACAATGTCACACAGCGTAGAACAATTTTATCACAAAGCAAAAGTGCTACATGAGAAAGCTATAGCACTACACAGAGAAAGATATCGTGTACAAGGAACATACGATGCACATGCTTGTCAAGTAATGCTTGACGATCTAAGAGCTTTAGCATTTGATATCCAACACGGAATGATAGATTTTGATATTGATTTTGGCAAAGGATCAAATCCTCAATGAACATGAGCCAGCAATTCCTTGTTAGTTTACCTATGCTGGGAGACAGTAACTTTTTTAAAAGTGTTGTCTATGTAGAGAATCATGACGGAGATGGAGCAAAGGGATGGATAGTAAACAAAGAACTAGATGCTAGAGTTGCTGTAAGATTGCGTAAAAGTATTCAGCTTGGAATAAACGCTCCTATATACTACGGTGGACCTGTTGAAGTTAATCAATGTTTTGTATTACACAGTAGCGATATAATGCTTGCACAGAGTTTAAAAATCAATGACAATTTGTGTGTGACCAGAGATAAATCAATTATTACAATGCTCAATGAAAATAAATTTCCACAAAACTACAGGATTATAATTGGATGTGCTAGTTGGGGTCCTGGTCAACTTGAAAGTGAATTACTGGGCAGTAGAACCGGCGGTAAAAGTATGTGGGTCAGTGCTGACTATCAAAAAGATTTTATGTGGAGTGCAACAGCAGAAGAACAGTGGTCACATGGTATTGAAAACAGCGCCAAGCAAAAAGCAACAAACTATTTGAATTTTTAATGTATACAGTAGAAATGGATCTTGACGAAATTACTATCACATTGTTAGATGACAGTGGCAACTATGCTGATGTAATCATCAACAGTTTTGATGATATCGTTTACATAAGACAGTTTGAGGATAATTCAACTACACCTCAAGCTATTGCACTAAGTCCTCAGATGTGGGAAGAATTGATTTCAGCTATGCACAGTCCTGAGGGTGCATTTCGTACTGTTCGAAAATAGACCTGTTAGCGTACAACATTGTAACAGTTATGTAAATACACTTAATCAATTCAAGGAGGTCGTTATGATTGCAAACAAACTAGCTAACCTGACAGATGCAGAGTTACAACTTATGGAAAAAATATTACATAAAGAATTTTTATACGAAGCAGAACAAAATAAAACCTGGAAAACTAAAAATAGCTATGAAAGACCTTTTCAACGTAGTCGTGGAATTATGAACTGCATTACTGCAATCAAAGGACAACGTGAATTGAACAAGACTCTGGAAACTCGCTGGTAAACTTTTTACTTGACAACCTTATAGAAACCATGTATAAATATAGCTGTAAACGTTGAAGCAACGTGAACGCATACTGGACTGGGGGGCAGTACCCCACAGCTCCACCATAAACACTCTGTAGTTACCAGAACCTGATGGTACCCAGAAGTAAGGACAGACGCAGAGTGTTTATGATGGGGCTGAACTAGGATCGACAGGTGTTGTAGTGAAGTGGAGTTTACCGGATGACTGCGTTATTGGTCAACATTCATAATTGCAAATGATAATTATGCGCCAGAAATGGCTTTAGCTGCCTGATTTAGGTAAGTGGGGGTTGGCAACGAACCTAGCAACAGAATCGTTGCATATTTACTACACCTGTATAAATTATGTCTTTAGGGACTTGATTTTTATCTAGAATGTGTTAAATATAGTTTGACAGCTGAATAATCAGCTGTTTTTTTAAGAACCTTAAGGAAAATAATAATGAATCGTTTACTAGCAGTACTTCTAGCTACAACTGTAAGCACAGGCGCTTTCGCTGAAACTGAAATCGCAGGTACAACTATCGCAGGTGAAGTAGAAGTCACAATTAAAGAAAATGCCGCAGGAGACTGGGGCTCAACAACTGTACTAGATTTAGGCATTGCAAGAGAAGGCACAGCGTTTGGCGGATTTAACTTCGCATCAACAGACGGCGGTGATCTTACACTTGACGAATGGCAACTAGGTACAACAATCGGCACAGAAGCAACTGTATCACTTGGTAAACAAGGTGATATTTGGGTTGGTGCAGAAGGTGAACATACAATTGCAAATCCAAAAATGGACGAAAGTGTAATTGTAGACTTAGGATCAGTTGCAGTTGCAGCTGAGTTTGGCGACTATAAAAATGACGTAAGTGACATTGAAGCAGTTGCTGGTGCAATGCACTGGGGCGAAGATGCACTTAGTGGCACAATCGCACTTGACTACGACTTAGATGCAGAAAGCTGGACATTTGGATCACGTGTTGATGTAGATAGGTTTGGCGGTGTAGTGACATATGCAGAATCAACTGAAAAGTTAGCATTTGAAATTGATGCCACTGGACCTCGTGGTGTCACAGCATATATCAATGGTGACGAAGATGAACTAGCACGTAACATTGGTGCAGGTTATGAAATGGATTTCAATGGCATGACTATTGAACCAAAAGCAAACTACGATCTTGATGCTGAAGAATTTTCACCAAGTATTGTAGCAAGTTTTAACTTCTAAGACTTGACATCTGTCAATAAATATACTATATTATACATATAGACAAACAGAGGAGTCAGCGATGTTAGTAGGTTACGAAGGTTATATAGCCGTAGCAATTTGTTTATTTTGCACATGGTTAGGTTATACGCAAGGAAAACGTAACGGAATTGAAAGTACCTTAGACGGTATGATAAAACTAAAACTACTAAAAGTTCTTGATAATGGAAGAATTGTCGCTGGCACCAATTTAGACACAAAATAGTTTGAAAAGAACTTAGCGGTATCGAGATAAGACATAAGTAATTACAAGTACAACACCTGCACTAAGTTGCAGGTGTTGTCATGATTAGGATACCGAATGCAATACAAAGTTGTTTTAACTATATTACTTTTATCTGCGTGTGAGCCTACTGTAATAGTAGATGGCAATGCAATACCAAATGCTCCAGAGCATATTCAAACTGCACTCAACAAGTATGGATTCAACGAGTATCAACATAGAACTGTACTCAAAGAGTATGTAGGTGTTGATCCAAAACGCACAGAATGGTGTGCAGCATTTGTAAATGCAGTACTACACGAAAGCGGTATATCGGGTAGTGAAAGTGTAAGTGACGTTCCATTAATGGCAAGAAGTTTTTTAACTTGGGGTGAAACTATACAAGAACCCAAAGCAGGAGATCTAGTAATATTTCCAAGAGGTAAACAAGGATGGCAAGGACACGTAGGTTTTTATGTTGGTAGTATATACAGAAACAATGTTGAATACTATCGTATACTAGGTGGCAATCAAAACAATAGTGTAAACATAGAAATATATCCTGCAAGCAAAGCATTAGGTATTCGACGAGCACCGAATAAATATTAGTATGTTCAAGTTTATTAAAAAATTGTTCGAACCTGAGCAAGTAGACTGGAGTGATGTTGAACAACTGGAATCAAGAATACGTGATATTCGTACAAGGATCTACAGAGAGAAAAGTACCCAGAAGCCAGTTCTTCCAACACACAGGGTTTACTCAACGTCCACGTTACAAGACATCAAAAACAAAAGTAATGACCTTAGAAGAAGCCTCGCAGAAGGATCAGAAGTATCTCCAGAGTTTAGCTACAACACAACAAAGGCGGAGTCACCCGCAGACGAATTCAAAAGAAAACTTCTTGCCAAAAGAAAAACCTGAAACAAAGAAACCAAAACCCAAGAAAAGAAAAGATCCTCTAGGAGATCTTGGCTTTTAATATAAATAGTTGTATGGGAAGACCACTAAACAAAAGAAACTTCGGAGCTTCAACAGCTGGACAATACCAATTCAAGATTCAGTTCAATGATGGTTCTGGAAGTATGCCTGGATATATTATCAAGCAACGAAGTGCTAGACGCTTTGAATGTTCAAATGCAGGCGGCACAAAGACAAAAATATGCTCACTAGTAGACAAAGCTAGTGCAGATTTACTTGAAGGCGAAATGTCAATGACATGCCAAGATGGTATTCATACTCGTCAAATAGTAAAAATTTCAGGTCGTAAAGTAACACTAGACAACAATGAATATGCTCCTTGGGTATTACAATCAAACGGAGTTGCAGGTTATGTTATAGTCGAAGACGCAGGGGAAAGCATAGGCGCTGGCGCTGATTCAACCCTCGGTACAGATGATGATGTATTTGTGGGTGCCGCAGACATTGAAGGTGATGATAGCGGCGGCGGATTTAGTGGAACTACATTTACTGTTACAGTAGCAGGCGGTAAGTTCTACATTGACGGTGTACAGCAAGCAACTGTAACACTCAATGAAGGTAGTACATATAGATTTGATCAAAGTGACAGTAGTAATGGTAGCCATCCACTTAGATTTAGCACAACTGCTGATGGTACACATGGCGGTGGTAGTGAATATACAACAGGTGTTACAAACTCGGGTATTAGTGCTGGTCAATCAGGATCATATGTACAAATTGTTGTTGCAGTTGGTGCACCTACACTGTACTACTATTGTGTTAATCACAGTGGCATGGGCGGGCAGGCTAATACACCATAAGCACATAAAACAAATAGCAACTGTAGTGTGCCATCTGATCTATTGCTTGAACTTTCCAAAATTTGTTAGACTTCATATCTAATTTTACACGTATAGTGTATATTCTCTTTACATAATCAATAACAGCATGCAATACAAAATCTAGCAGTGTGATTATTATAGCCCAATAGATCCCTGCAAATACAAGTGTAACTAAACCTGTAAGCAGTGCATGATCCATGCTGTGTAACCAAAGTTTGGGTGTGTATAGTTTTTGTTTGTCACCATACTTTGGTTTGTTTAATCTGCTCTGTAACCACAAGTCGGCTACAGCATGTTTTATAAGAAGCAAGTAAAAATAAATTATCAATGTTTTTATTCTCCAAACATTCCAATTAATTCAGGTCCGAAACTACCAGCTGCCCATCCAAGAGCAACAATAGCAACAACCCCCATTACGAGCCATTTCATTTTAAAATCGTCTACATCCATGCGTAGTGCCACTAGTTCGTTACCTAATATACGAACACTTACTTCTAATTTACCTTTATCATCTGCTTCTGCCATATCTTTCTCCTTTAGAGCTTGACTTTGTATTGATATTTATGTATGTATATATCTAAGAAGATATTGAACGGTAAATATATAACCATGGAAGATCCCAATGAAGATTGGTTGAACACTTGCGATGACCCATGCGATGATGTAACACATTGGATAGGGAACATATGAGTAGAAAACTAATCACTGAGCATAAACCATGGCCTGGTAAAATATACAAATTTTTTGTAGTTGATGACAGTGGCCATGTATTAGAGGGCGATCTTCCAAGCGAAGAGGACGCCTGGCTTGTCATTGACTTTCATGAACAACAAGAAGGTTTGAGAAACTTGCACATTGAAGTAGAACACAAACCACAGGTAAAAAAAGGATTTGGAAGAGATCCAGATCTACATTAATGGTTGACATTGCTAGCGTAAGATGCTAATGTATACTTGTAGTAAAGAGGTGTATAATGACCTTAGAAGAAGCAATGAAACTAAAAGCCTTTCACGATGCTTATTATGAGAATCAAGCTGAGCGTGAAGTATGGAACGATAAAGCTATAACCAAAGAGCAATTCTTTGAAGTATGGCTAAGGAGAGATGAAGAATGCAATACTTTGAAAAAATCTTCCACGTAATTGTTATCAGTGGATTTATTGGACTTGTTGCTGGAGCAGCACATGCAAATAGTTTTACTACAACAGGTAAACTAATTCGCAAAGAACCCATCTACACACAAGTAACACAACAGACACCTGTAAATGAATGCTATACAGTTGATGTCCCTGTGTACGGAAATGTACAAGGCGGCGGTGATGCCGCAGGCGGCGCACTAGCGGGTATGATTATTGGTGGTATACTAGGTAAAGGTGTAAGCGGTAATGACAATGGTGCAGCCGCAGGTGCAGTAATTGGCGGTCTAATTGGCGCTGACAAAGGTGCTAATACCTCAAAACGTGTTATCACAGGATATCGACAAGAACAACGCTGTGAACAAAGATACGTAAATGAACAAAAAACGATTGCAAATCAGTATCGTTTAGTGTATCTTGTAGATGGGCATGAGTTTGCATACACTGTAAACAAAGCTCAAGGCCGTAACGCATGGGTTGGACAAACCAAACGTTTTCGTATCCGTTATCAAATGTTAGACTAAGAAAGTATTTAAATGAACAACAAAGTAGTATATGCTAATGAAGCAACAATCACTAGCACACGAACAGGTACAGAAGTTGTAGCTGAAATAGATAACTTTAAATTCCAACAACACCTAGATGCATTCATCGCGACAAACAAAATACCAATGCGGTGGAATGGTAAAACTTATGTAGGTAATGTAAGCGGTATGGAGTTTACAACAGACGGTCCCAAAGAGTCAATCAAGTATACACGGAGGTAATTATGAGTATGCATTTAGTTGGTCCATATATGACCACAACAAAGTATAATCGTAAACAGAAAAAGCCCAATGCTAAAGTAGCAAAAGCACAAGCTGAGCATGAAAAATGGTTACGCAAACAAGGCGTACATCCTGAACAATTAGAAGCAAAGAAAGCAAAACGTGGAAATATTGTTACTAATACTATTCCTGATTATCGTGCAGATGCCTGTAGCATTCCTACTAGTGACAAAGTTGCAGGACATGGACCTGCAAAAGAAAGTATGACATACAGTGGCGAACGTCAGCTACTAGGTATTGCTACAATGCACAAGTCAAACATGGTACCTATATTTGCCGATAAAAAAGAAGACGCAAAAGACATAGCAAACATGAGGCGTGGATAATGAACGAACAAGATGCAATGTGGGAAGTATTTGATACAATGATACCCGAAGAAAGTTGGGTACCAAACGAACATGAAAAATGGCTAATCGACAAGATAGCACAAGCACTAAAAGACTTAATATGAAGTGGTGGGACTATCCAGTTTGTTTATTTTTTGCCTTTCAAGTTTGGATAGGTATTTTATCTTTGAACTTGATTTCTTTAGCGGTTATGTGTATACTATGGTTACAATATGAGGAGTTTAGAAAACGTGGCAATTCACGCAATGATTGATTTAGAAACGTTGGACACCAGTCCACGTTGCACTGTGCTAACTATTGGCGGTGTTAAGTTTAATCCTCACACATCAGACGAACCTCACAGCGAATTTTATTTTCGTTTGGACTTAGACGAACAAGATAAACTTGGACGTACAGTTACAGACGATACCATTGAATGGTGGGCCAAACAAGATCCCAAAGTAAAAGAAGAAGCCTTTCGAGAAGATGATAGAGTCGGGCTGAAACATTTCCTAGACCACTTGACCAAGTGGATGGTAGGTGTCGATGTATTATGGGGTCATGGATATGGCTTTGACGTTACTATTGTAGAAGATATGTATCGTCAAATGGCTACACCTATTCCATGGAACTTTTGGCAAGTAAAAGATGGTCGAACATTCTTAAGTTTACTGCCCAGCGATCCTCGCAAAACTATGCAACAGGATCTGCACAACGCTCTTGCTGATAGTTATTATCAAGCAAAAGCAATACAAATAGCATATGCTAAATATGCTGAGTGGACTAACGGTTCGACCCACTATAAAGACTCCGCACCAACCATAAGTCAAGGAGTTTAATATGGCAAAATATCAATCAACAAAAACATACGGGCATAACATTGGACTAAGTGCAGTGTTCCGTCAACCACACGCAGATCATTCACATTGTAGATTCTTGCATGGATATAGTTTAGCATTTAAGTTTACATTTGGTTGCGATAGTTTAGATCATCGCAATTGGGCTGTAGACTTTGGTGGACTAAAGCCATTGAAGAAATGGTTAGAAGACACATTTGATCACAAGACAGTAATTGACAGAGAAGATCCATTCTTGTATAAGTTCACAGAACTTGAGAACATGGGCCTAGCAGAAATTACAGTATTAGATGGTGTAGGTGCAGAAAAGTTTGCAGAACATGCTTGTAAATTTGCAGACAAATTAATACGTGAAGCAACAGACAATCGTTGTTATTGTGTGAGTTGCGAATGTAGTGAACACGGAGCGAATAGTGCAATCTATCACAACGAATGATTTAGAATGGTGTGCTAACTGGACACAGGACAATAGGTATTATTGTACTATGTTTATAAGAAGCAAACGATATAGTAAGCCAAAAGGTTTTCATAAATTACTTGAAGACCTTTTTGGCAATGACTATGGTGCGTTTAGATACGACAATCATCGTAACGGTTATGAATGCTGGTTTAAAAGTAAAGAAGACATGTTAACATTAAAGTTATTGGCTAGAAATGGACACTGAACAACAAATCATAGAAAAATTAAAAGAAGTATATGATCCAGAGATAAGTATCAACATATATGATCTTGGATTAATATACAATATTGACATTGATAATTTACCCGATGTCAAAATCACACACACATTAACAAGTGCGTTTTGTCCAGCGGCAGACGACATTATTGAAGATATCAGAAGTGCTACACTTAGTGTTGATAATGTAAACGATGTTGATGTAATTACAACTTTTGATCCTCCATTCGGACCATGGAATATGAGTGAGGATGCAAAACTAATATTAGGAGTATGGGAATGAAATGGATTAAACAAATCTTTGGAATCAAAGATGACACTGTAGAATTAGATGACAAGTTTACTAATGCAAGTGCTACTAGTGAATTGGTTGTTAAGCCTAGGGTTGAACAATCGAACAGCGATATGCAAACAACAGCTAGTCTGAATAAAATGACAAAAACACAGATTGACGAACTAGCAAAAAACGCATTAGGTGTTGAGTTAGATAGACGTAAAAAGAAAGAGACAATGATTGAAGATTACCTATCGGCGCAATCTGAGGTAAAATGACATACATTGTAAATGACGCTTGTATCATGTGCAAGCACACAGATTGTGTTGAAGTCTGTCCTGTTGACTGCTTTTATGAAGGTGAGAACACACTTGTAATTAATCCAATTGAATGTATTGATTGCGGTGTATGTGAACCCGAGTGTCCGGAAGGCGCAATATTTCCTGATACTGCACCACAAGCAGATGGCTGGGTAGAAATTAATCAAAAGTATGCAGACCTATGGCCTGTTATCACACAGAAAAAAGATCCTATGCCTGATCACAGTTATTATGGTCCTAAAAATGGAACTTGGGATCCAAATGAATCAAAAACACATCTACTAAGTGAGAAGCCAGGCGAAGGGGACTAACTCATAAATACTCCTATAAGAGGAGAAAATTATGACGCAACCAAGTCCCTATAGTTATAGGGTAAAAAGCATAGTAAAAATCATTGACGGAGACACATTTGATTGTATAATGGATTTAGGATTCGATGTGTTATTAGAGGCAAGAGTACGTATGTACGGAATAGACACACCGGAAAGTAGAACAAGAGACCTAGAAGAAAAGAAGTTCGGATTACTGGCTAAAGATTGGCTAGGCAATCATCTAAATGACGATATTATTATATCAACTGAATTAGATAATGAAAAAGGCAAATTTGGCAGAGTACTCGGAACAGTATGGGCAGAAGGTATCAACATCAACGAAAAAATGATCGATGAACATATGGCAGTAAGATATCATGGTCAAGCTAAAAGCGATATCGAAGACGAACATTTGAACAATCGGCAACTACTAAAAGAACAAGGAAAAGTATAATGTTATTGACAGTCACTGAAACCGCAAAAAACTATTTGGCAAATATGACCAAGCAACACGACAAACGTTACGTGAACTTGGCAGTCAAAGGCGGCGGTTGCAGTGGCTTTCAGTATGAATGGACATTCACTGACGAGCCTGAAGGCCCTGTGATCGAAGACATACTAAGTTTAGATCCTATGGCAGAAATGTTTGTGTTTGGATGCACAGTAGATTATGTTAACGAATTAGGCGGCAGTTACCTGACCGTAAAGAATCCCAACGCAACTGCTTCATGCGGTTGTGGGGAAAGTTTCGCAGTATAACGGAGGACTAAATGAAAATTATTACTGGAAGCAGTAACCAGCCTTTTGCACAAAAGGTTGCGGAACACTGTTTTACCGATCTCGTTCCAGCAGAACTTAATCGGTTTAGTGACGGAGAAATATGTGTAGAGGTTAAAGAAAACATCCGAGGCAAGGATGTTTTTTTAGTGAATAGCACCTGTACTCCTGTAAACGAAAGTTTAATGGAACTATTAATTATGATAGACACTGCTAAACGTAGCAGTGCGCAGAGAATTACAGCAGTAATTCCGTATTTTGGATATGCAAGACAAGATCGTAAGAGTGCAAGTCGTACTCCTATTACTGCAAAACTAGTAGCTGATCTATTGCAACGAGCGGGCGCAGATAGAATTTTAACAATGGATCTACATGCAGGACAAATACAAGGTTTTTTTGATATTCCTGTGGATGATTTAACAAGCCGTGTAGTATTTGCCAAAGACATCAAACGTTCGATTGGCATTAGAGAAGAACCTGAAGTAGAACAAGCAGGCACAGTGTTTGTGTCACCGGATGCAGGCGGCGCTGTTAGAGCTCGTAAGTTTGCTGATATGTTTCATGGAGATATTGCTATTGTGGACAAACGCAGACCTGAAGCTGGTGTAGCGGAAGTTATGGCACTAATTGGCGATGTAAAAAACAAGCATGCAATCTTAGTAGATGATATTGTGGACAGCGGCGGTACATTGTGCAAAGCGGCTGAAGCTATCTTAGATGCAGGTGCGCTAAGTGTTCGTGCATACATTACACATGGTGTACTCAGCAACGGTGCAAGTAAAAAGATTGATGCTAGTAAACTAGAAGAACTGGTAATCAGTGACAGTATTCCTTACAAAGGCACAAGTAAAAAAGTGAGACAAGTGAGTCTAGCACCTTTGTTTGGCGAAGCAATGCGTAGGATTACCAACGAAGAATCAGTGAGTAGTTTATTTCAATGACAAGATTTATAGCAGCAATGGACCACAGTGGCGGTAGTAGTCCCGGCGTACTAGAACGTTACGGTTATACTGATGCGCACAACTTACCACATGAAGTAGTAATGGATGATATCCATTTGATGCGATTGCGCATGGTGAACCATCCAGACTTTAACGGCGAAAACATCAGTCATGCAATACTGTACAAAGACACAGTAGACAGAGGCATGGTACCTATACTAGAAAACAAAGGTATTAGAGCTATTCTTAAAATAGATAGTGGATGTGAAGATAATGGTTACCTAAAATACTTTCGTTGGGACGAAATGACACAGTATGCACTGGACAACAATTGTGTGGGTACCAAGATGCGCAGTATTGTAAAAACACATGGCGCACTAAACATGATTGTAGATCAACAGTTTGCACTTGCTAAAAGTATAAGTGAAGCTGGATTGTTACCAATTGTAGAACCAGAGATTCCTATTGATCACGAAGATAAAGCAGAGTTAGAAAATTTATTAAAAGAAAAACTATCTGAACACTTGAAAAAATTCGAAGGACGTTGTATACTAAAACTAACACTACCAGATCAACCAAACTTGTACAAGGATCTTACCATGTACAATAACTTGGAAAAACTAGTAGGGTTAAGTGGAGGATATTGTACTGCTGAAGCATGCAGACGTCTTTCACAAAATGATCAAATGACTGCAAGTTTTAGCAGAGCACTTAGTGAAGGATTAAACATAAATCAAACAGATGCGGAGTTTAATGCAAAGCTATCTGAAAACATTCAACAGATACTGAAAGCGGTGTAGTGGCAAAAACTTGTAGTGAACACCATATATTGTTCCAACAAAATGCCGCAGGCGACTGGGAAGCCAATGACACAGTTTGTGGTTTAATAGTTGGAACACAAGTATGGTATTGCTGTCGAGAACACATGGAACAACGTATACAACCTGATTTAAGTGTAAAGTATGTAAAGAGCGAAGGAGTAAGTGATGACTGAGATCCAGCAATCCGTACCAGCCAACTACTATGGACACCCTAATGTGTATCCCAACAGCGAACACATTAAACCGCCAATGGAAAAAGAACGTATTCGAGTTGTAGAGCAAGCAACTAGAGCAGAAGTAAAACTTGCACAAACAAAAGCAATTGAAGAACGTTATCAAGAAATACAAGCGTTACGAGATCAAGCAAAATTAAGATATGAAACTGGCTCAACTACAACAGTAGGCGAGTTTATAGATATAGAGGTATAAATGTCACAAGTAGATTTAAACAAATACAAAGACTTTGTAGAAAAAGTCACCAGTAGTGAAAGCAATGCATTTGGCGCATTGCACAGTAGAATGATTGAACTAAGTGAGCAAGGTATAAATCCTGCACTGCTACTCACAGCTAGTATCGGTATGGCTAGTGAAGGCGGAGAGTTTAGTGAGATTGTAAAGAAGTGTACATTCCAAGGCAAGCCCATGAACGAAGAAACAATCTTTCACATGAAGCGTGAACTAGGAGACATCATGTGGTATTGGGTCAACGCATGTCGTGCTATTGGAGAAGATCCAAATGAAGTAGTAGCAGAGAATGTACGCAAACTTGAAAGCCGTTATCCAGGCGGCAGTTTTGATGTATACTTTTCAGAAAATAGAAAAGACGGTGATTTGTAAACTGTAATCTACACAGTTTATAAATAACGGTGTACGCAAGAAATTGTGTACACTTTTTATTATGATGGCCCAACAGGGCAGACCAAATATGGAGAAAAAATATGGTACGATCATTCGTAGCCGCACTCGTGGCGGTTTTTGCAGTAACAACAGTTGCTGAAGCACGAGAAATTAGAATTGTAGGTAGTTCTACAGTATATCCTTTCACAACAATCGTAGGAGAAACATTTGCCGCAGAGGGCAACACTGCTCCAGTTATTGAATCAACTGGCACAGGCGGTGGCATGAAACTATTCTGTGCAGGTACAGGTGTTGATCACCCAGACTTTACAAATGCTTCACGTGCAATCAAATCATCAGAAGTAGAGAAGTGTAGTGCAAATGGAGTAACACCCTTAGAAATGCTAGTTGGTTATGACGGTATTGTGTTTGCAACCAGCAACGAAGGCGAAGCATTAGAAATCACACCACGTGAGTTGTTCCAAGCATTAGCAAAAGATGTCCCACAGGAAAATGGCGACCTTGTTCCAAACCCATTCACAACTTGGAACCAAATCAATCCAAAATTCCCTAACACAAAAATTGAAGTATTAGGACCACCACCAAGTTCAGGAACACGTGATGCGTGGAGCGAACTGGTAATGGAAGCAGGCTGTAAGACTTATGGTTGGGTAAAAGACCTTAAGAAAGCAGACAAGAAAGCATACAAAGGTATCTGCCACGGTATCCGTGAAGATGGTGCTTATGTAGAAGCAGGTGAAAACGATAACCTTATCATTCAAAAACTTGCTAACAATCCAAATGCTTATGGTATCTTTGGTTATTCATTCCTAGACCAAAACACAGATGTTATCCAAGGTTCACCGATTGGTGGCGTGGTTCCAACATTTGAATCAATTGCAGATGGTAGCTATCCAGCAAGCCGCGGACTATATGTGTATGCTAAAAAAGAGCATATGGGTGTAATTGACGGCATGACTGAGTTCATGGAACTATATCTCAGCGATGACGTAGCAGGTCAAGACGGTTCACTAGGTGATGCAGGACTTATTCCTCTACCACAAAATGAACTTGACACAGTACGTGCAAACGTGTTAAACTAA